AATAACAGTATACTCTTTTGTTTTATAATTTCTTGACACTGGTTTACCGGGAAACATATTTAAATAACAATTGAAACAATATCCTTCATATTTATTATTTTTGGGTTTTGTATAGCACCAAGTATTTTTACATGTTTTACTTCTAATATCAATCATTCCATCTTTTTTGTGTGATGCGCAATAAATTGGCTTTGTTTCTCCTTCATTATTATAACAAGCCGTTATTTTACAACCATCATATATACATCTTTTCTCTATTACATTAATCATATTATCTTTTTTATGTTCAAAACAATAAATACCTCTTTTTTCACCTTCAAAATTACAACTCGGTATTTTTTTACAACCATCAAATATACATTTTTTATGCTTTACATTAACCATTTCGTCTTTTTTGTGCAGCGAACAATAAATTGGTCTAGTCTCATTTTCAAAATTATATGTTGGTATATATTGACAATTTTCATAACGACATTTTTTATGAGTAATGTCTATCATTCCGTCTTTTTTGTGAGCTGAACAATAAATAGGATTATCTTCACCGTGATAATTAAACCCCGGTGATTTTTTACACGATTCATGAGCACATTTTTTTGCTTTTACACTGACCATCCCGTCTTTTTTATGTTTAGAACAATATAATTTTTCTTTTAACCCTTCATAATTAAAGGTTGATTGAGTATTACAACCTTCAAAAATACATCTTTTATCTTTTACATTTATCATTTTATCTACTTTATGTTCAAAACAATAAATTGCCTTTATTTCACCTTCAAAATTACATGTAGGTATTTTATTACATCCATCAAATATACATTTTTTATGCTGAACATCAATCATACCTTCTTTTTTATGGAGCGAACAATAAATCGCTTTATTACCTTTAAAATTATACATAGAGCGTTTTTTACAAGAATCGTGAATGCACATAATATAAAATATAATAAGAAAACAATTTTATATAGTTTAATTCTTAAAATATATAAAATTGACTAAATATTCTCACTATCATTTTTTTCATTTTGCAAAGCTTCTTTTTTTTTTAAATATGCTGTTCTAGCCCACTGTTTTTTTTGTTCTTTTGAAGGTGTATATATATAGTTAGTTTCTTCTTTATGTTTTTTAACATTTTCGATATGTTTTAATTTGTTTTTTTCATAATAAATTTTATTTTTCAATAAATATTTATTTAATTGTTCCCTAACTTCTGATAGTTCTTTTTTTAAATTTGCATTTTCTTCTTCAACCAACTTAATCTTATTAATTAATTCAATGTTTTCCATTAATCATTTAAAACAATATATTTTTAAATAATTATTTTATATTCTAAATTATTCAATACATTCAAATTTTTTATCTATTACAATTTCCTTCGCTATCTTTTGAATAATTTTATCTTCTTTTTCTGAATCATTATCACCTCTGCCTCCCATTGCTTCTATAACTATTTTACTATATTGGTCTGAATATTTTGATTCACTAAAATTACAACCAGGGTGTTTTTCTTTATACTTTGTGAGCAGATTTTGATTTTTAAATGCAACTCTTTTTATCACTTTGCGCATTTTATTTTTCTTTTCATCTTCTTTTTCCCATTTGTCCTCATCTTTTATATAAATAATTTCGCGTTTTTTGTCAGCACAGTGAACCGGTCTTTTATGAACATCTAATGCTTTAAGATTCTTAACAATAATGCTTGATATACCTTCAACAAAGCCAACCTTTCCAACATTTTCTAAATCCGATAACTGGAGATTAAGAGAATCAACAAACTCAGTTATATTCATCGCATCTTTACATGTTTCGTTTAAGAAAAATTGTAAATTAAAGGTCTTGTTATGACTGTTAATGTTGTTGTTAGCGATACTATTACCTTGTCCATTTTTAGCTAGCTCCATTATCGTTTTATTTTGTTCTACAACTAAATTAGTTAGCTCTTTATTTTGTTCTAATACACTTAATATTAATTCTGGTGTGATTTGATTTGATAAATTTTGTGTATTGGCGGTGGAAATAATGTCTTGGGTAATTTCTTCTTCACACTGTTTTTTATGTTTCCATAACCCCACTCTTGATTTATATACCTTTTTACAATGTGAACAGGTTAAATTTGTTTCACTATCTGCTGTTGAAGAGGATAAATTTGTTAACTTCATATGTTTAGATGTTAATAAATGTTTCTCATAATCTTTTTTGTTATTAGTTTTCAAGTTGCAATTTTCGCAAAAATATCTATATTTTGTGTTGGGATTATTTGTTAACATTTTATATATATATAGTTAACAAAATTTTCCTAAATTAAAATTTTGAAATAAAATATTTAGGAAATAATATTTTCAAATTTTTCGGTTTTTTTGGGATTTTGTGGGACAAGAAGTTAACTACTGTTAACAACTGTTAACAAACCATAAGATTCGTAAGGAGATTATACGCATATATTTATATATAAAACTATATATGGTCTGAAAAATAAATTGACGAGGATTTTTGTGGGAGTTTTGGGGAGGATTTTGTTAACAATTGTTAACAAATGTTAACTATCTAGTTAACACAAAAATCCCACCAAAATTTATTAAAAATATTTTAACGTCACATTTTGAAAATTATTTTTTTTGTGACAAGACGATAAATTTTGATTATGGTCACAACACATTCTTTTTTGAGCAAAGTATCCAAGCTTTTTAAAAATGGACATAAAAAATGTCCAAAATGGAAAAGCTAAAACACTTTTCAAAATTCAATATCTGCACAAATCCCTTCATATGAAGGGCATGTTTTTAACCCATTTTTTCGATTTTTTGAGAAATTCCCTACATTATGTAGTATACCGCGTCTTTAAATACTGTTTTAAATAATATATTTTTCCTACTTAAAGAGGCGAATTATTTATTATTGTTGACAAATTCGACCAGTTCATTGACATCAATATGAGGCAAATTTGGATGACATTCCCAAAAATATTTACAATAGGCCCAAGAGAAGTCACATTCAGTACTATACATGTTTAATTTATTCCTTATTAACGCCTTATATAATTTTTCTGGTAAAAGCTGTAAACTCTGCCTAGGTAGTACATAACACAACTGTACTAATTCAGACACTGGATTGTCTGGTTTGTTTTCAATAAATTCTGTATCAAAAAATGGAATAAAATGAATAAGGTCTTGTAATAGTGGTGGATAATTATAATTATAACACCATCTCCAATCAGGACACCCAGTTGTATAATATTTCATAGTCCACTCTAGACCTTCCAAATAATTCGTGCAAATTTGTTTGCGTCTTTCGTCATTAATATTAATTTCAAATAATGAGTTGTAATATCTTTGTTGCAAATTGTCTTTATATGGATTAATGTATTTTTCTACAGAGCGTTCATAAGTTGGAATATTTATAAAATTTTCCATTTTATCCTTATGTGTAATATCTGGCATTCTATGTTTCTCTTTTCGGTCTCTAATTTTATGTTCTTGTTTTAAAAAATCTAACTCATTTTTAGCTAAAAAATCAACTAATTTCCTTACATTTTTCCAGTATATGATTTTCCCATCTGTTAAATTCTCATTTGTGCAACCAATAGTTGCCTTATAAGCTTGCAGCATTTTATCAACACCACCAGTTCGTATATTGATTGCTGGAAAATGCGGCATAAAATCATTTCCCAAAAAGAAACATAAAAATATGTAATCATATATGCGATTCTTTTGTTGTTCGCTTGATAATTCTTCTCCATTATTCATATCAAGTGTTATAGTTTGTGCTAATTCTGGAATATCCAATACATAACACTCATTCGGCTCTAACTCTGTGTTGATTGACTTGATAAATTCGGGCGTTTCTCTGAACAAATAAATATTCGGTGTTATTGGTAAATGATTAATAGAGAGCATAATCAAGTCAGCATCTAAACCATAAATAATAGTGTTAAAATTTCTATGGAAGATAGTATTATCTCTGATATATTTGAAAATCTTATGCTCTCCCTCGCCATATATATTGCTGCCTGATACAATAATTTTATTCAAGCCATATTTTTCCGGGTCCAAAAATGCTTGTGAAATTTGGTGATCCAATGTCTTCATAAATTGTGTTCCTGGTGTAATAGCAGTGGTATTCCATGGGTCTGGTTCGGTAGTTTTAGAAATGGACTTTGATAATGAATTTTGATAAAGAGACTTGAATCTTCTAGAACGTTGCTGTTCCAACTTAGCAACTGGTGCTACGCCATCAAATGCAATCATTAATACTTCCGTTGGTTTTAGTAAACTGATATACTCTTTAATAATGCGAATAACATTAGAAATAATTTTATTAGCAGCATCTTCTGTCATAATATTAACACTCATTTTATAAACAGCATCATAAATAATAGAATTACAATCCAAGTAAAGATTATCAACTTTAATAGGATTTGAAGACAATTTCCTGATGATATTGATGTGATTTTTTATAATATAGCTGAAAAATGCAGGGATACCCATTGTATAATATATATTTATAGATATGATATTATATTTAAATGGTATTAACAAATAAATAATTAAACTACTTAAAGCAGGAATAGTTTAGTTAACGAAAATATTTATATTAAATAAGAATAGTATATAGAGATGTCGGATAAAACATCAATTAATAAAAAGGAAATCAACCAGAAACAAACTAGTGATGTCTTACCATTAGTCGAGAGAAAGATTGATTTTTTTAAAGATATAATTCAAAAAACAATCATCCATGTTCAAAAGAATAAAATTCTCGATATTTTAGGAATAAGTGATGTAAGTACTTGTATTGAAAAATTAGGCGAACTTAGCAAAAAAATAGAAGAAATTCAAAATGCAAAAATAACCGCTACAGATAGCATCATAAATAGTTTACAATTAATTAATAATGAATTATCTACTCTTTTAAAAAATTATGGAACTGAAAGCTTGGAAGATTTATTATTGATATGCTTTGGAAATAATAATAAAATAACAACAGATGATGTAGAACAAAATAAGTTTGATTTATTGAAATAATACTTCCATCCAACTAGTTATAAAGTTATTTCTAAAAAAGAAGATTCGAAAAAGAAAGATGATATTGATGACAAAACACCTAATTTATCATGTTTCGATGTTGTTTCTGTTTATAAGCAATTTCATATGAAAGTATATGGTATTAAAGTATATGTTTATTCTGTTCCTCTTAAAAAGAATATATTAATTTACGGTATTGTAGATGATATTGTAATTGATTTTTTAAATAATAAATTTATTTCAAATAAAATTAAAAAGATTAATGACAATATTCCTTCTAGTACAGAGTTTCACAGTGATTCATTTAATAAATTTTTATCGTCATTAACACTTAAGGAATTTTTAATATGTGAAAATGAGAATGATGTATATAATAAATTTGCAGGAACAAATACACAAAATCATTTAATCAAACAAAAACCTATATCTCAAGCAGTGAAGGAATTCATATCAGACGACATGCATAGTAAAAGAAATATATTAATAAATCTTTTAGTGCGTTCATTTCATTATGAAAATCAATATTTGGCTTATTTGTTGTATGATCTTCTCTCAAATGATTCAAATGGAAATGTGGATACACAAGAGCAAACGATATTATTCGACAGTTTTCCATGGTCAATTAAACAGTTATTTAAACAAGCGATGAAAAAAACAGTTCAATATACAAATGAGCTATCAAACTT